GCATGAACCGGGGGAATCCTTGGGTTTCCACGCAGGGCGCGGGCGTCGTCCCTGGTAATTTTGGCAACCCTCGGGGTGTGACGTATACGGGACAGGCGGAGGGGCCGGAGGTTACGACACTGGGGGTTAGTTCCTTTCCTGCTGTAGGTTTCACCGGCAAAGGCTCGGAGTATATGGACAGTTCGGATTGGCATGATACCAGCCTTTCTCCGCCGGAGGGGCCGTCGCCGGAGGGGTACGGTTCTGGACTTGACCCTAGAGTCGCCGCTGGGCTGGCTCGCCGGCAAACCCCGTCGCCCGCCCCCGGACCCGCACCCGCCTCCGCACCGTCCATGATGTCTCGTCCAGTACCACTAGGCAAGCCTGTGGAGGGATACGGTGCCCGGACTGTTGGGCCTCAGTCTATGGAAAACCAGTCTGTTCCGGCACCAATGCCGCAGCAGCAAACCATGGCCGACCTGAAACCCACACCTACCACAGTCGCAGGTGCAGCAGCATCAGCCTCGCGCACCCTCTCGTCCAGGCGGAAAGGTGGAGCCGGCGGCAAAGGCAAGGCTGCCGTTGCCGGGCCGGCTGCCCACAAGGCCAGTCCTTCCTGGCGAGAGCACATCATGCAGGCTGCCAGCCACGGTGATGTGTACATGCGGAAGATGCACGACGTCCTCATCCGGGCACGTCGGTCTGCCGCAGCCAACCGTGGACAGGGTCTCGCCCCCTTCGTCCCGGTGCGGGACTACAAGCACAACAAGATGATCTTGGTGGTGGACGACGGCACCGACTTCGTCTTCGACATGAACAGCCGCAAGGGTCAGGCGGAGTACAAGAAAGCCCTCGCCCAGGCTGGCTACTCAGGGCAGAAACTGTCCAAGTACGCTGATGCTGCTTCATCCGAGCTCGCCCACATCGCGACCTACGGGGAGAGCGAAGAGCAGACCAAGGCTGCCCGCCTTGAGGCAGAGCAGTCGATGCAGGCTGGCGTTGCCAACATCAATGACGAGGCAGACCTCAAGACCATGATGGCGCAACTGGCGGAGGTGAACTGATGGCATTGGTCAAGTATCGCCCTCCAGTCGAGACCCCGGACAGCAAGGATTGGAAGGACTACCTCGGAGATGGTCTTGAGATCGGCGGCATGGTCATCGGTGGTGTCATCGGCGGCATGGCCGGCAACGCACCAGGTGCCGTCGCAGGGGCTGGGCTCGGCCATAGCGCAGGTCAGATGGCGGCATCCTTCCTCGAGGATGACCCCACCAAGTCCAAGAAGGAACTCAGGCAGGGTGCCATCGGCCTGTTCAAGGGTGCGCCTGCGATGGTCGCAGCCTATGAAGGTGCCAAGGTGCCAGAACTGCCAGGCGAGGCCGGGGGTGTGGGAGCTTGGTCACTTCGACCCCCGTTCCCTTTGCGACCGCAATCTACGTACATAAACGCCGACCCAAACACATTGGCAAACCCATTCGGGTCGTCGTTTATGGGCGGCGCAGCCAAGCCCCTGACGCTCCAGGGGCAACCCAAACCTGTCGTTGCAGCCTATGCCGAACAGTTGGACTATTCCACCGGCAAGCCCTATGGGCCGGCGTGGAAGTCGGTCAACAACTACTACGGTGGCGACTTGTCGCTTCGCGGCAAAGGGTTTGGTCTGTAGATGGCGATCCCACGCACCAAGGTTGACCGTGTTCGCCACGCCCGGCGATACAAGGACAAGAATCCCCAGCACGAGGTAGACCACTACTTCAACCGTGCCAAGGATGCCCGCTCTGCCACCACGGCAGACTGGGTCTTGAACAAAGCGTTCATCCGGGGCTACCAGTGGTTCTCCGCTGATCCGCAGAACAACGACATCCGGCGGGTGGCGAAGAAGAGTTGGCGCAAGCAGATCACCTGCAACATCATGCAACCCGTCGAGCGCACCGTCGTCGCCAAGCTCACCGCCCAGGAGCCGCGCCCAGTCGTCACTCCCGCCACCAACACCGACAAGGACCGCTCTGTTGCTCGTGCGTGCGAGCGGATGATGACCTATCAGTGGCGCAAGCACGGCATGGACCGAGAGTATGTGTCTTGGTGCAGCGAACTGTGGTCTACCGGGCTGGCGTGGTGGAAGGTCAGTTGGAACCCGGAAGCTGGTCCCATCCGAGAGGTGGACCCGCTGATCGCTGACTCCCTCGGCCTGTCCAAGGCAGAGCGCAGCCGGCCCGAAGGCGAGTTGGAAGCCTTCTCGGTGTCACCGTTTGAGATTTTCGTCGATCCCGGTGCCAAGACCATGCGGGATGCCCGCTTCATCATCCACGCCCACACCATGTCGGTGGACGAGGTGTTTGAGCGATGGGGCGTTGAGATTCAAGGCGAGCGGGTCGCCGCCTTTGGACTCGAGTGGCTGTCGGTGCTGAACGAGGGTCGCGACCAGGTGGCAGACACGGTTCTGGTCAAGGAACTGTGGGAACTCGCCTCCAAAGAGCATCCGGGTGGCAGACGCATCGTCATCGCGGGCAGTGAGTTGCTGGAATACGAGGAACCCAACCCTAAGAAGGGTGAGGACGCCATCGAGTTCCCCTTCATCTACTGCAACTTCTACCCGGACACCGAGAGCTTCATCGGCCTGACCCCGGTCTCGCAGGCGCGGGACATGCAGATGGCGACCAATCAGGTCTACTCGCTCATCATCGAGCAGATGCACCTGGCCGCCCACGGCAAATGGTTGATCCCCAAGGGGTCGCAGGTGACGCGCATCACCTCCGCTCCTGGCGAGAAGATCGAGTACAACCCGACCCACGGTCCACCGCACTGGATTCGGGGAGACCCGGTCAGCAACAACATGATGCAGCTTGGCGAGTATTTCCGCGCCGGCATCATGAACACCTTGGGCGTGCAGGACCCCTCCCTTGGCCTGTCTGAGGGTGCCTCCCAGTCCGGTCGATCCATCCTCTTCGCCGCAGAGCAGGACAATACGAAACTGGGTCCCACTTTGAAGTGCATCCGCCAAGCCCTCAAGGAACTGGGTCGGATGATGCTGGAGACCTGGAAGAAGAACGCTGACTTCCCGCTGACCTACCGCATCATGGGTGAGAACGCCATGCATGAGGCGCAAGCGTTGGACGCCAACGAGATCAACTACGAAGATGTGGAGTTCCACATCGAGTCCTCGCTGCCCGCCAACCGCGAGGGTCGCCGCCAGACCATCATCGAGATGGCGCAGATCGGGCTCATCAATCAGGAGAAAGCCCTCAAGCTCCTTGAGTTCGGTGATGTTGGCGAACTGCTCGGCGGCACCGACCGCGACCAAGAGCGTGCCCGTCACGAGAACGACCTGTTGTTCCAGGGTGAGCAGGCTCATGTGTTCCCGCACGAGGCGCACGACGAGCACCTTGAGATCCACTTGGATGCGATGAAGGAAGACCGCTGGTACAAGGCGGGACCCAATGTCCAGCAGGCATTCCTCATGCATGTCCAAGCCCACGGTCAGATGATGCAAGGGCCGGTCGAGGACCCGGACGCAGGGGCACCGCCCCCGCCCGGTGGACCTCCGCCGCCCGACGAAGGATTTGGCGTTCCCCCGCAGATGCCTGGCGTGGAACCGAACGTGCCAGAAACGCAGGCTCTCGAGATTATCGGGGGACCCGTATAACGGTTGGTCGCGTTACGACCGGGAGGCATGATGAGCAAGGGAAGAGACACAAGTTGGGGGACAGCAGACGACTTCGATGCCGCCATGACGTCCAGTATGGGCGCAGCGGATGAGACCTCGCCACAGACCGAAGATTCCGTTCCTGCGGATGATGCGGCTGCCGACGACGCGGGCACGTCAAGCCCGGACGAGGAAGTAGAAGTAGAAACTGCTGCCGCAGAACCGGAGAATCCTTTCGAGGAGTCGGCGGCGGAGCTTGTCGAGAAAGCGGTTGAAGATGACCGTCCCGTGCAGAATCTGAAGGCTGAGTTCGATCGCAAGATGACGAACATGCAGTCCCAGTTCGACACGGTGCTCAGTCAGAATCAGCAGTTGACTGGTGTGATTGGGGACCTTCGCCAGATGCTCTTGGAGCGTCAGCAGGTGCCGGCAGCCCCGGCACCCAAGACGGACCCATACGCCGCGCTCGACGAGGATGACCCCGACTACGACGTGAAGCGATTGCAGATCGACCTCAGTGAAACGCGCCGCGAACTCCTCGACATGAGGACCAAACGGCAGCAGGAGGTTGAGAACCAGTCGCGGACCCAGCAGGTGCAGCAGTACCAGCGTTGGGTCCAAGACACGCTCGTGAACTACGTCGATGCCGCAGTCACGGGGACTGCGTTCAGCGACAACCGCGAGGTCAAGGCCCGATTGTGGGAAGCCGGCTATACCCAACTGGGTGTGATCGGCGGCGACCAGCGGCGCATCAACGAGGTGGAGGCTGCCATCCAGGCTGCCAGGAACACCTTCGACTCTATCCGCAAGAGCGCCCAGGAAGGCGCGGTGCGGAAGGTCAAGACCAAACCGTCAGGGCGAGCTCCGATCCGGTCCCGTGGGGCTAGTTCGGCAGTCGCGGGCAAGAAGCCCTCGACAAACCCTGCCAAAATGAACGACAGAGACTTCGCCAAAGCGGTGGACAACTGGTTGGAAACCAACCTCGGTTGAAGTCGGGAGATTGAGATATGGCTACCACTTCAGGTGTCAGTAAGGGCACAGGAATCACCAACTATCAGGACCTCGACGGTCTGCTGAAGGACTTCTAC